CTGTAAGCATTCGCCGTGTACCCGTCAAAGTTTTGACGCTATGGATGTCCGCCGCCGCGTGCAAGAAGCGTGCCAATTGTCTGCAAAATGCGGGGCGGGGAGGGGCTGTGAGGGCTGCGTGGTGCGTGGAGTTGCCGCTCCGACTTGCAAAGAGGAATTTTAAGAGCAATGTGACACAATTGGGCACTTTTTGACACACTTTGACCACCACATATAGTGCTCTGAAGCCCGCACCATTGCTACATATAGGGCTATTTGAGGCACAACACACAAAATGCTAACTGTTTTGCCGTCGCAACGGACTGTTTTGCAGTCGTAAAGTACCGTAAGTAGGCGTTAAGTCTTGACAAACACGTAAAAATATGTTAAGATATAAGTATACAATGAGTAAACAAAACAACATAACGACAACGTTACGGACTGTTTGCCACATAACAGCAATACGAATTAGTGTTCATGTATGACACACTATTTATGTAACAAAGTATGTACACTTTATGTTACATAACGTACACTTAATGTACTAAGTTACGTACACTAATTAAGTTTTCAGTTATGTGTCTAAGTTATGGAACATAAGTACACATTAATGATCTATTTATGAATCCTTTATGTAAACTTACGTACCATAATGTAACCGTTATGTTACATAAAGCCCATAACGTAACCATAAAGTAACACAACAAACCGTTATTTACACTTTTATTGTGTCTAACTTACGGCACGTAACGTACATTAAGTAACATAAAGGATACATATGACTCAATCTAAGGATGTGTCCAAAGGAAAACGTGGACGGCCTGCTAAAAAAGACTTAGCAAACACTAAGCAATTGTCGAAACGTGAGCAAGCAGCGCGTCTTAGAGAGTTTCGCCAGCGTCTTTTGTTAAACCCGCAGTCGGAAGCGTTTATTAAGCATTTGTTTAACACGGCTTTAGACGATGAAGCTAAGAACCAAGGCGTTGCCATGAAGCTTTTAGCCGATCGTTTGTTACCCGTAGCGGGTTTTACGCATGATGGTAAACAACAAGCTAGTGTGTCTATCAATATTAGCGGCATTGGTGCTGAACATTCTGTTGATGTGTCTGGAACCGGTGGTGGGCCGGGACGCGGTAAGTATCAGTTTGAGATAAGGTCTTCAAAAGGACAGGCATCTGCTAAAACAGCAGCGAATCGGTTTTTTAATTGGGAAGAGCAAAACAACACTAAGCTGGACATTCCAAAAAAAGACAGAGAAGAGCTAAAGAAAGACGAACCAGACTTTTCAAAGTTGTCAGAAGAAACGCAAGATGCTGTGTTTTTCATACACCACAGTCTTCATAAGCGCACACCGTTAACAGAAATCGCCAAAGGCAGCTACAGCCCTAAAGACGCATGGCTTGACTTTCATTGGGCAGGCAATGAAGAAGACCGAAGCTCAAAAGAAAACATGTGGGAGTCAAGAATAGAAGGCAAAGGAATCAAAGCTAAACTTGCCAGCCTGGCTAACACATTTGTGGATGCAATTTAATGCTCTATACACGAAACGCTAACGTCACAACTACAGATGTATCGACAATAGTTACTATCCCTAGTGGTTATGTAGCCCACTGGAACATGTTATTTGTAACGAACATTGGGGGTTCTACTAACGGTGCTGGTGTTTATGTTGATAAAGCAGATGGAACACGAGTAGACATCCTTGGTGGCGGAAACATTAGTTCAAAAGAATACATTTTGTTATCTGATGCTGTTTTTGTTTTACAGCCAGAGGACGCAGTGAAGGCGTTTACAACTTCTGCGGGTGACATAGAGTTTGTGATGACCTTTGATCTATTAGAAGCACCATCAGTGTTTAACAACTTCAACGGATCATGATTTCTATTATTGGAGCAGACTGGTGTGGCCCCTGCCAAGCGGCTAAGAAGAAGCTGGAGGCGGCTAACGTTAAGTATAAGTTTATCAATGTAGATGAAACCCCTAACGGATGGGATCTTGTAGAGGCTTTATCAGGCAGAAGAGCGATACCCTGCATCATGTATAAGTTCAGATCTCCGAGAGAGTTTTACTTGGCTATGCAAGCTACAGGCTTAGAGTCCTTCGGAGAAGAGACAACGCAGCCAAAGGGTAAACATGTCTGATCTTAACGTTGAACTCTTACCATGGCAGCAGGAGGTTTGGAGCGATGAAACTCGGTTTAAGGTTGTTGCTGCTGGTCGTCGGACTGGTAAATCCCGCCTTGCTGCTTGGCTTTTAATCGTTAACGCTTTACAAACTGACAGAGGTCACGTTTTTTATGTTGCACCCACTCAAGGCCAAGCTAGAGACATTATGTGGCAAACTCTCCTCGAACTGGGACATCCGGTTATCTCAGGGAGTCACATCAACAACCTACAAATTAAACTGGTCAATGGGGCAACTATTAGCCTTAAAGGTGCAGATAGACCAGAAACGATGCGAGGAGTCAGCCTAAAGTACCTTGTAATGGATGAATACGCAGATATGAAGCCAGACGTTTGGGAACAGATTCTACGTCCTGCGTTGGCTGACCAAAAAGGTTCTGCGTTGTTTATCGGCACACCTATGGGCCGTAACCACTTTTACGAGCTGTACAAATACGGAGAGCTTTCTGAAGACGAAACGTATAAGGCTTGGCACTTCACAAGCTATGACAACCCTCTTCTTGATCCGTCTGAGATTGATATTGCTAAGAAGTCGATGTCAAGCTATGCGTTCCGACAAGAGTTTTTGGCGTCCTTTGAAGCCAAAGGCTCAGAAATGTTTAAGGAAGATTGGGTTAAATTTTCTGAAGAAGAACCGCCAGAGGGTGACTACTACATCGCCATTGACTTAGCTGGCTTTGAAGATGTAGGAAAGAAACGCTCAAAGAACTCTAGGCTAGACGAAACGGCCATTGTAGTTGCCAAAGTAACCGATAACGGTAACTGGTGGATTGACAACATCATATACGGTCGCTGGGACTTAAATGAGACGGCAACAAAAATTTTTCAGGCTGTTCGTGACTACCGTCCTGTTAGCGTTGGGATTGAAAGGGGAATTGCAAAGCAGGCCGTTATGTCGCCCCTTATGGATCTACAAAAGAAATACAACAAGTTCTTTAGAGTTGAAGAACTGACACACGGAAATAAAAAGAAAACGGATAGAATTATGTGGGCGCTCCAAGGTCGCTTTGAAAACGGCGTTATAGCTCTCAACAAAGGTGAATGGAACTCTCGGTTTCTAGATCAACTTTTTCAGTTTCCTGATCCGTTGACACACGATGACCTTGTTGATGCTCTTGCATACATTGACCAGCTTGCTCAAGTTCCCTACGGAATAGGCGACATTGAGTTTGATGAACCAGAAATTATTGACGCGATAGCGGGATACTGACAATGGCTGAAGAAAACTTGTACGACCTCGATCCTATGTTGATTGAGGAGTCCATCGAAGAGTGGACTATGGCAAAAATAGAAGACTGGAGGGATCATTTTGAGTCAAACTACGAAGAAAAGTTTGATGAGTATTATCGACTATGGCGCGGCATTTGGGATCCTGCTGATTCAGAACGTAAATCTGAGCGTAGCCGTATTATCTCTCCTGCTCTTCAGCAAGCTGTTGAGTCTAACGTCGCAGAACTAGAAGAAGCCACATTCGGTCGTGGCAAGTGGTTTGACATCAGCGACGACATGAATGACCCTGAGCGTAGACTTTGAAAAAACAAAGGTGCGTAAGGCTGTAGCCGAGTGTTTAATCAACGCCGCTGTTTTTGGGGTAGGCATTGGCGAGATTATTATTGAAGAAGAAAAAGAAATGAAGCCCGCCACCCAGCCTATTATGGATGGAGAACTTCAGGCTATCGGCGTCAATATCCAAGATAGGGTCGTTGTTAAGCTCAAGCCAATCATGCCTCAAAACTTTTTAATTGACCCTGTGGCTACGTCTATCGAGGAGGCCATGGGTGTTGCTGTTGATGAGTTTGTCAGTAAGCACCAAGTTGAGCTTCTTCAGGAGCAAGGCGTTTATCGTCAGGCAATAATTGAATCTGCCGCCCCTGACACCGACTTAGAACCCGATCAAAATTTAACGGTATTCCAAGATGACAAAGTTCGTCTGACTAAGTATTACGGTCTTGTTCCTAGGAGCACTCTCGAGGAAGCTGTAGACGAAGAAATTGAAGGCGACTCAGCATACGTTGAAGCTATTGTTGTTATTGCTAATGGCGGTACGCTTTTGAAGGCTGAAGCCAACCCCTACATGATGCAGGATCGTCCTGTTGTTGCGTTCCCTTGGGATGTTGTTCCCGGTCGCTTCTGGGGGCGCGGTGTTTGTGAGAAGGGTTACAACAGCCAGAAGGCGCTCGATACAGAGATTCGAGCACGTATTGATGCCCTAGCCCTTACTATCCACCCAATGCTTGCTATCGACGCTACACGGCTTCCTAGAGGCTCTCGCCCTGAAGTGCGTCCTGGCAAGATGATTTTAACAAATGGAGACCCCCGTGAAGTCCTTCAGCCTTTTAACTTTGGTCAAGTTGGTCAGGTTACTTTTGCTCAAGCTGCGGCGCTACAGCAGATGGTTCAACAGGCGACTGGAGCAGTGGATTCTGCTGGTATCGCAGGACAAGTCAATGGAGAGGCTACTGCTGCTGGTATTAGCATGTCTCTCGGTGCTATCATTAAACGTCATAAACGCACTCTTATAAACTTCCAGCAGTCTTTCCTGCTTCCTTTTGTTACCAAAGCTGCACACCGCTACATGCAGTTTGACCCTGACAACTACCCCGTTAAGGATTACAAGTTCAACGCTAGTTCTACTTTGGGGATTATTGCTCGGGAGTACGAAGTTACTCAAATGGTGCAGCTACTTCAAACCATGAAGCAAGACAGTCCTCTGTATCCCGTATTGATTCAAAGCATTATCGACAACATGAATCTGTCTAATCGTGAAGAGCTTATTCAGGCATTGTCACAGGCATCACAGCCTGATCCTCAAGCAGCTCAAGCAGCTCAAGCGTCTCAACAGGCGCAGCTTGCCTTCCAAGAAGCGCAAACACAAGCTGTACAGGCTTCAGCAGCAGAAGCAATGGCAAGAGCTAACAAGTACAACGTAGAGGCACAGGCTGTTCCTACTGAGCTTGAGCTGGATCTTATGCGTGTTGCTACAAACAACCTTGAGAACGGCGTTGAAGACGACAAAGAGTTTGAGCGTCGGTTGAAGATTGCTCAAGTTGCGTTAAAAGAAAAAGACCTTCAGATTAGAGAAAACCAAGGAGCTGTCAATGGCCTTAACAGCCAAGGAAATGGAGCAATTAGTCGACAACCTAGCCAGCAGCCACAACGCCCTGTTGCGCCAAGTCAGCCACCTCAAGTCCCAAATAACATCTTTGGAGGGCAAGGTCAATGAGCGAGAAAGACCCAAAGCTAAAACGAGCCGGAGTCAGCGGGTACAACAAACCAAAGCGAACTCCGAATCATCCGACTAAAAGCCATGTCGTTGTTGCTAAAGAAGGGGACAAGACTAAAACAATACGTTTCGGACAACAAGGAGTCAAAGGTGCGGGGTCATCTCCGAAGAGCGAAAAACAAAAGGCACGTCAAAAGTCCTTCAAAGCACGACACGCTAAAAACATTAACAAAGGGAAAATGTCAGCAGCATACTGGGCTGACAAAGTTAAATGGTGACCAAGATGCCTAAGAAACCCGGATTGTACGCTAACATACACGCTAAACGTAAACGAATCGCTGCTGGTTCTGGGGAAAAAATGAGAAAGCCCGGTTCTAAAGGAGCGCCTAAATCCAGCGACTTCAAAAAAGCCGCTAAAACCGCAAAGAAGAGGAAGTAAACTATGCCAATGGTAAACGGAAAGAAATACGCATACACTGCAAAGGGCAAGGCTAAAGCTAAAGCGGCAGCTAAAAAGAAAGGTAAAAATACCAAAAAGGGTTGACAAACCTTAAAAAGTATGCTATAATATATAGTGTATAGTAACTAATGAGACAACCGGATGGCCTCTATGAACCCTGAATTAGAACAGTATTATAACAAATATTTTGATCTTTTTAATAATGAAGGTTACAAACAATTAATTGAAGAACTTAAAGCAAACGTAGTTGCTATCAACAACGTAGATGCTATTAAGGACGAATCAGATATGTACTTCAGAAAAGGTCAACTTAATGTTTTAGCATCGTTGTTAAACTTTGAAACAACCATTAACAATGCCTTCGAAGAGATAACTACTGATGCTGAAGATATTTGATTTTCAGTGCTCTAATGGGCACGTATTTGAAGATTTTGTAGACTCTAGTGTTACAACCAGTAGGTGCGGTTGTGGCGCTAATGCTACAAAGATTCCCTCAGCAACTCGCTGCCAACTTGACGGCGCTTCTGGTGACTTCCCCGGAGCACATATGAAGTGGGTTCGAGAGCACGAGAAAGCAGGGAAAAACGCACAGGGACGCCGGAAGGTTAACCCCTTTGATTTATCTCCATAACCAATAGGCGGAGTAATAATGTTAGTAGAAGCTAAAAAGTGCAATAAGTGTTGTCAAATTTTGCCTTTAAATAGTTTCCATAAAGATTCTACGAAAGAAGATAATAGAGTTTTAACGTGTAAACGCTGTAAAAAGCAGTACGACAAAATAAAACGATCTTCTACCGAAAACAGAGATAAAAGACGCTGGATAAATCTTATGCAGCGTTATGGTCTTACTAAGGACGAGTACCTTAGTATGTTACAAAGTCAAGACGGGTGTTGTAAAATTTGCAATACCCACCAACTTGATTTAAAAAGGCCACTTGTTGTTGACCACTGTCACAGCACTATGAAAGTCAGAGGACTTTTGTGTGATAACTGTAACAACGGTCTAGGCAAGTTTAAAGACTCTGAAGAATTTTTACGAGAAGCAGTTAACTATTTAAAGAAAACAAAGGAAGACTAAATTATGGGACGCGCAGTGTTAGTAGACGATCTTGAAACAACTGAAGAAGAAACTAATGAAACAGAAAATATTGAGTTAGCTGATTCTTTAGAAAATCAAGACGAAGAAGCTAAACAACAGGAAGAAGAAAACAACGTTCCTGAAAAATACCAAGGAAAGTCTGTGGAAGATTTGGTTGCTATGCACCAAAATGCAGAAAAACTCTTGGGAAAGCAAAGCGCGGAAGTCGGTGAATTACGAAAAGTAGTAGATGACTTTATATCTTCCCAACTTAGTGCACAAAAGCAACAAGCACCTGAACAACAGCAAGAAGAAGACGATGTAGACTTCTTTGTTGACCCTGACAAAGCTGTAGCTAAGGCAATTGAGAACCATCCGAAGATTCGAGAAGCTGAACAATATACTCTCGCTCAGAAAAAGCAGTTTGCTTTATCTAACCTTCAGTCTAAACATCCTGACATGGAGGAGATTCTGAAGAGCGAAAAGTTTGTTGAGTGGATTAAGGGATCGAAGATACGCACTCAATTATTCCAGCAGGCAGACCAACAGTATGATTATGAGGCT